CAAGCATCTTCCTGCAAGGGTCGGTGCGTATGGGTGCGGTGAAAAACCAAATGCGAGTTTCGTTCCGCGATACGATGCAGTCCTCCAAAGCCGCCGAAATGCTTGGTTATTACGAGGCTTACAATTACGAAGGCGCTGTGATTGACGTTGATCACTCATGCCCTTCGGACCGGACGTTTGGCGTGTGTGCCGCTTCGATGGAAGTATTCTTTTATGGAACCGCAGCCGGAAGCGATGCCAAGGTGGCTCCCGGTGCTACTGGCGACAGTGCTGTGACTGGCGGCGTGTTTACGTTCTGGGGTCCACAACAGATCCCCGGTACGTTTGACTACGCATGGATGATGTTGGCCGGTGGAAACATTCGGTACAACCCCAAATGGATCACGGTCATCAAGGACTTCACCACTGGTGTCTGAGATTTCTGAATAGTGGCTCGCCGGGACCACGTAATTCCCGGCACTTTTTTTCAAAGGAAGTCGCATGTCAAAAGCAGCGTTGTCATTCTCTCCATTCAATCAACAGACGTTCGTGTCGATTACAGACACAACGAAAATCTCCGGTTACGAACAAATGCTGGGCCACAAGTTCCAAGACAACGACCTTGATGTCGTGTCGGGAACCGCAACAATGCGATCTCAGCAAGTTCGGCAATTGGTGCTTGTGCGAAACGGTTCAGCAAGTGCCATTGCTGGCGGGGCTGCATTGAATTGGGTGTCCAGTTACTGGGGCACTCGCGTTCAGGCGTGCCCTGCTGGTGCGGCCATTCGGTGCTTTGCTCCAAGCGTTATTAACGGTTCGACCTCAAACACCATTCCGGTGGATGCGTATTTCTTGGCGACGTTCTACGGTCCTGTTTCGGCCCTGAGTGACGGAACCACAATTACGGTCAATGATTCGATCACCACGTCTGCAACGGCGGGTCGAGTTCGTACCGAATACGGCCTCGGTGGCGGTTCGGTGTTCTCGTCAGTTTCACCATCGGCGGCTGTTACGAACGTGACTGCCGCAACGGCATTTACGATCAATCAGTATACGTTCCCAGCAAACGCGCTTCAGGCGGGCGATGCGATTCGCGTTCGAGGTGCGTGTCCAATTACATGGAACACGGGAACACTGACACTGCAAATCCTCATCGGATCTACGGTTGTTGGGACCACGGGCGCAGTTACTAATGCGACGGGCGATGCGTTTACTTTTGACGCCGAAATTAACGTGCGAACTGCGGGGGCATCGGGAACGATTGTTGCCAGCGGAACGTATGTCGATGGCGTGCCGGGGACCGCGACCGCGAGGGAGTTTACTCCTCTTGCATCCACGGCAATTGATACGACCGCGACTCAGTTGATTTCGGTTGTGGCAACATGGGGAACGGCCAACGCCGGTAACTCCGTGGTGCTGGCTCAATTGGACATTCAGAAATTCAATACCGCAATTGTCGGAACTCGTGCCGCAGTGGCCCTTGAAACGGTTGCAGGAACGGGAACTCCAACACAGGTTCGCGTTACCGCAATCTGTTTGTGGTAATGATTGTTTCGTAATCAAGCCCACAAGTTACCTCGCGGTTTCTTGTGGGCTTTTTGGTGTACCAAATGTCGTTTGAAGATCATGTACTTGGCCAACCGCTGTATGTAGACCCCAGCCTTCGCGTGTGCCCTGGGTGCAAAGAGGGTGCGAACATTCATCAGTTGAAGAAGTTTCGCAAGGGGGAAGGGCATCAATATTCAACGCTTTGCAACGTATGCGAAAAGGAAGATCGTAAGTTTGAAAATAGTCAAGCATCAAAAACGGCTGTGACGGTTTTGGAAAACACGATTAAGGACATTAAGAAAGCACGCAAAGGCGGAGTCCAGCACGGATACGGGGATGTGCTGCGAATCGCGTGCGATGGCATGGGCGGGATCGAAAAAACATTCAAGATGGTAGGGGCCGCTCTTCGCAAAGCGTTGGAAGCGGGATCAAATCCAGACTCCGAAATAGGGGAGATGACACTCGCCCTGAAGGCCGCACAGACTCTATTGTCGTCGGCTCAACTGGAAAACACCAAGAAGAATAGCGTAGACCTGTCGCAACTTACCGATGAGGAACTGCAAGATATCTTGATGGAACCAGCAAAGGAACTGCTCATGAGTAGCAAAGAGTTCCGCAAGCAAATGTTAGATCACCCTGACGTGCGAGCGTTGTTTGCCAAGGATACGGGCGTGACAATTCTTGATAGCGAATTGAGAGATCCGGCATAATGACTGACGGCAAAGACTTTTCCGAGATTGAAAAAAAGGCGATCCTCTTTAAAAAGGGGAAGGTGGTCAACGCCTTAGATATTTATCGGCCAACAGAATTTCAGGAAGCGTTTTTTTTGGCGATGGAAAAGAACGAAATTCTCGAAGTCTTGCTTGCTGGGGGAAACCGATCGGGGAAGTCGGTGTGCGCTAGCGTGGCGATGGCATCTATTTTGTTGAATAAGCCAGTCACATTTCGAGACGGCTCAAAGCATTACATGAGACCGAAACGATGGCGATCAGAACCAATGAAAATTTGGCTGGTGGGCATGAACTGGGATCATATCGGAAAAACATTTCATCGACTTTTGTTCAAGCCCGGATTGTTCAGGGTTATCAGGGATCAGCAAACCGGCAAGTGGAGATCATGGGATCCATCCAGACCAGGAGAAGCGGAGCAACAACACAACACACAGCCCTCGCCACCGCTGCTTCGCTTTGAAGACGTGGAAGGCGGGGAAAGCGGGTTCGCGTGGGAGGACAAGAAAGCCAATCAGTTTAAAGCCTTCGAGATGGCGAATGACAAAACGAGAATTGAATCGTTTCCTTCAACCGCAGACAGTCCCCCGATGGGCGACCCGGTAAACATTATCTGGATCGACGAAGCAATCGCAAATGGTCAATGGTATTCAGAATTACTTGTGCGATTGATTGACCTTCGCGGGCGGCTCTTGTGGACGGCATATCCAAGCACTGCCCCAAGTGCAGAAATGTCAGCGATTGAAGAGAGGGCATTAGATCAGTCCGGCAAAACAGATCAAACGTCATACCATTTTGTGCTTGATGGCTCCAAGAATCCGTTTACGGCAGGCAGTTTCCGAAACCGGATCATGGGCACAATGAATGAAGACGAGCTTGCGGCACGAGATAGGGGCGTGTCAAACAACGATCGTTGGCGAATGTATCCTCGGTTCAGTAAGTTTGTTCATCGAGCGTACGGCTTGGACGACTCCAAAGACGATGCGATCGGCAGGATTCTTCGTAATGGCGTTCCGGCCAACTGGACTCGTTATTTGATACTCGACCCAGGTACGGCAAATCCCGGCGTGTTGTTTGTGGCAATTCCCCCTCCGCATCTCGGAGATTTCATTGTTCCGTACGACGAGTTGTATCTTCACTACACGTCAGCGGAACCGTTGGCTCAAGCGATTGCCGGCAAACTCGGCATTACCCCAAAGCATAACGGCGACGTGATTGAAGAATTGATTGCAGACTTCAGAGCATGTCGGCAAACCCCAGCGGGCTTTGCCGGAACAATCGGCCAAAATTACGAACGATATTTTGAGAAGTACGGCATTAAGTCTCGCAGGCATGGGAGTCGTTTTACTCCAGGTTCGGACGATCCGTATCCACGAATCATGCGAGTTCAAGGAACCATGAATCTTCGACACGACGGAACAACTCGATTAAGAATCTTAGGGTGTCCGCATCTTGTGAAGCAACTTGAGCGAGCAAGATGGGAAGCAGACGCAAAAAAGCAACCAATCGACAAACCCGCACAGCATCAACAGATTGACATCAGTACCTGTTTGGAATACTTTGTATCGCGAGACGACTGCGGATATTTCGCCCCACCTCCACAGGCTCCCAAGGGTGCGCCAGATCACCGTTCAGTCATATCAGGGTTTCAGAAACAACTTGGAATTGCTCCAAAGGGAAACTCCTCAAACTCGATAGTTTGCGGAATCAGCTAACAACACCAACAATTAAGAGAGAAGCAAATGACTGAAACAATTCGAGTATCGGACATGGTTTATTACTACCTTCCCAACAACAACATTAAACCGCAGATGGCGTTTGTGACAGATGTATTCCACGAAGATTTGGTTTCGCTGGCGGTGTGGAATGGAAATACGTTTGTTCCAAAAAACGGGATGCACAAGAAAGGCTGTCAATCGTTGATCGATTCCCCCATGATCGAAAAAAGAAATGGATGTTGGGATTACCGCGACACGCCCGAGGCCCGCAAAACAATGTCGGCCCTTTTGGATTTGGCATCGTCCTCAAAGCAGAAACCTGCTACAACAGATCAACCCAAGCCCAAGGTGTGATTGAATGCCAAACGACGAATACGCTGTTCCCGGCGACTACGCAAATCTGACAAAGCCAATCGTGACAACTTGGCGGGGTTTGCTGGATCGCGCTAAGGAAGAGAAGAAGCGTTTCAACGAACGTGGTGCTCAGATCATGTCGTTCTACAGCGGCAGTCCTGAAGCCATGTGGACCCCGCAATACATGAACCGCTTCATGGGGGGTGGGGCTGCAATGGCGTCTCCCAAGTTCAAGATCACGGCGAACCTGACATCAGAGCAAGTCAATATCATGGGACCGTTGTTGTTCTGGGAAATGCCAGACATCAAGGTTAGTCCAACCAAAGTTTTGGAATTAGACCCAATGATGCTGGCTGGACAAGATCCAGCAGCGCAACAATACTTTGGGCAACTGGCGGAACAACAGTCAGAGATTGACGCAAAGGCTCAGATGCGGTCGGTCGTGGCTCAACATGCGTTGAATTATTTCCAGCGGGAACAACCATCGGGATTGTCGGCACACACCTCGCTGGCGGTGTTTGACATGATCACAAAGGGGGCAGGGTTTCTTCGCACCGAAGAGTTTCGGTATCCGGTGTCAGATCAGACTTTGATTGGCAGTTTTCATCAAGACGTTGACGATGTTTTGGTGGATCCAAACTGCAAAGATCCTCTTTGGGAGACCGCACAGTGGATAGCGATTCGACATCGAACCACATCAGCAGAAACCGAAAAACATTTCAATCTTCCAGCGGGATCAATGAGGAACAAAGGAGTTTCCGCAACTCCAACGGCAGGAGTAATATCAAACCTTGACCCTGGTCGAATGAATCAAACCACAAAGGATTTGATTGAGTGGTGGGAGATCTTCAGCCGGGCGGGATTCGGAGGCGACTTGGTTGCAGAGACGCAAACAAATGCAATTGCACCTGAGTTTGACGCAGCAAAACAACCGTTCTTTGTTCGCGACAAGATGGTCAAGAATAGTTACGTCTATCTGTGCATCTGTACGAATTGTGACTACCCATTGAACTTGCCAGCCAAAGCAATGTTGAGTGAAATGGCAACTCCAGAGTGGGTGGACAATCAAACCAAATGGCCAACAGAGTATTGGCGTGACAACAAATGGCCGGTTCAAATGCTGTACGCGCATCCTCACAGCGGATCAAGCGCGTGGCCGGAACCGATCTTGGCGTCGGCGATTGGGGAATTAACGTGCCTCAATATCCTAATGTCGGCGTACATCCAGAAATGTTGGGACTCACGTCAAACCTTGATGTTCCACAAAAAGGGTGCAATTGACAATCTTCAGGCGTTATTGAACTCAGACGTATGCCCGCTTGGAATACCGATTGACCCTCATACAACCGACACCATTCAAGACGTTCTGTCAATTGTTGAACGCCCAAACATGAATGACAGTTTGTTGCAGGGGATTCAGTTCCTGATTGCGCAGATTGAGAAGCGAACCGGGCTTGTTCCCGAGCAATACGGACTGAACAGCGGGGCGGTCGATCGATCAGCAGCGGCGTATCAGGGGCGTGCTGATTCAATCAACATTAGACCGGACTTCCTTCGCAAGAAGGTTGCTGAGTTTATGTCGAATGTGGCCGACAAGACGTTCTGGTGTGCGTACACTCACGTTGGGTCAGATTCCCTGCGGGATGTTCTCGGTCCACTGGGTTGTGCGGCGTGGGAGATGTTGGTCACAGAAGAAGATCCAAACGTCATTCTTCGATCATCCAAGGCAATCGTTGAAGCCTCGGGAATGAGGCGACCAAACAAGCAAAAGGACGCTGCTGATATCAAGGAACTCCAGCAATACTACTTGCCGATCCTTGCCGGGCAAATGGCACAAAGCGGAGACGTTGGACCCGTCAACGGATTCATCCAAGCGTTTGGGGATGCTGCTGAAATTGACGTGAAGGGATTCATGCTGCCGACTCCACAGCCAGATGAATCCGCGGAACAGATGAAGCAAATCGAGATGGCACGAGCACAAGCGGAAGTCGAACAGATCCAAGCTGAGATACAGAAGACGATGAGTGACGCACAGTCTGGTGATGCCAAGAATCAATCCCTGATGATGGCCGCACAGATCAAGGCACAGTCAGCAGAACACGGAATGATGCTGAAGCAACAGACAGCCGAACAAGCCGCAATGCTGAAAGAACACCAGAATCAAATGGCAATGATGGCGAAGCAGCAGGACATGCAACTCAAGGGAGAGTCTCACGTCAATCAACTTGAACAAAACATGATGAATGCTCGGCAACAATCAGAAACTAAGATGATGTCGTCGCAGCAGTTACTTCATCAAAATGCGGCGACTCACCTTCAGAAGGCGGCAATCATGGATGCGGAAGCATCTGACAATGCCAAGCGTCAAAACATGATCACCATGAACAAGATGCTTCTACAACGGGTGGAAGCCAACAACAAACCAACGGGGACTTCAGCGTGAAAAAAGACGACCTTCCAATTGGAATGATGGATCAGCCACAGCACATCCTTAACAGGTATTGGGCGATGGTTGAGGCGGGTGAATCGCCGAGGCTTGCGGAGATGCTGGCGGTCCGGAAGGGTCCGCAATTGGAAACCGCAACAAACTATTTGGTCGGTCTTCCGCGACTCGAAACCACGATGCCAGCGTATGCCAAGAAGGTTCGGCAACAGGCTCGCAAGGCTGGGATTTCACTGACTGACGATTCCAAGTACAATGGAACCTTGGCGGACTCTCGCGGGGGTGCAGATCCAAATGCGTGGATTCATCCTGGCGATGGCAAAGACAAGGTTCGACAGCACATCCGCAATGTCGGCGGTGCGTGCGAAACACTCGGTGTCGATTTCTTTGAAAGTCAGCAGAGGGTTGACACAGAGCAATCAAGGATTGAGAAACTTCGGAAAGACAAAAAGCATTACCGCGTCATGAAAGAACAGGTTCAGGCCGACATGCGAGCGGAAGGGAAGATGGCCTAATGCGATTGTTCAGCGATCAGAAAAGACTGTTGCTTACTTCGTATCAGGCTCAAGGTGCGGAGATAGGGGATGCTCTTGCTGATGAGGCTGTTGCTCAAGCGTATCGCGGGATTGGGAATTGTATGCCGTGGAGCTATCTTCACCGGCGAGCACAGGTCACGACGAACGAACCGTATCGGACGGGGACAATTGATTTCGTCGCATCCACCAAGATCGTCACGTTGACCGGAGGAACATGGCCGTCGTGGGTGGCACAATCCTTGATGCTGATTGGCCAAACGGCTTACGCTGTAGATACGGTGATTGACAGCACACACCTCAAGTTAAAGCCAAACCGAAGCCCGGCTGCAAACGTGGTTGGGTCTGGCTATACGTTGATGCAGATCGAATACACCCTTCCATCGGACTTTCTTCGACTGGAAGAAATAGTTCAGATGGGAACAATCTGGACCATGTTTCCAATGGAAGGGGGATCTCAACTGGGGTCCGCCAGATTCTTTCCAGCACCGTCGAGGCCGTGGCAATACCTCATGCGAGGTTCGACATACTTTGGCGGTCGGCTATGTCTTGAACTTGCCCCTCCCCCGAACGGTGTTTACGTTTACGATATCAGTTACTTCGCACAGCCACGCAAGCGAACGCTGTTCACAGAATACACCACAGGCTCAGTGTCGGTTAGCGGAACGTCGGTTGTCGGAACAGGCACAATCTTTACTCAAGCGATGGTCGGATGCCAGTTACGGCAAGGCACATCAACAGCAATTCCCGTGGGCGAGTACGGGGCGAATGGGTCGGCCAATGAAAACACAATCTTGTCGGTTGAAGACGCAACACACTTAACGTTGATGGATGCTGGCGTGTCACTGGGAACGGTCCTGTATCTTATTGACGATCCGATTGACATCGAACGGAACGCAATGGATGAAGTGTTCTGTCGTATGTGTGAATACAACTTTGCGACATTGGTACGAAGTGATACAAGAGCGGAGAGAGAACTTGAGATGAAGCGGGCGATTGATCGTGCGCGAGCGTCGGACGTTCGGTCGGCAACGATCAATACCGCCGGTGGTATCCCAACATTTGCCATGCTGGCACGGGCAAACATGGTGCAATAATGGCAACAACTTCCATCAAGACGGATCTCAGAAACTACATCGTATGGGTTTTACGGAATCAAATTACGTGGGAGGTTCAGGATACCGACAAATACAAAACGATCGTTCCCTCGGCAATTGTAGTCCAAAAAACACGGGCACAAATCAACCGTAAAGACCTGCAAACAAACCAACTGACCGACGTTCCTGGCTTGCTTATTTGCAATCCATTCAGAACGACGATTTCACCAGAGGCAGGAACCAACGAACGGGACGTGTGGACGTATCTATTTTTGGTACAATTGATTGACAACGATCTTTGGAGTCAGACAGACAGGTTGGCAACGTGGGATCGATGGACGGAACAAATCCTGTCAGCGTTTATGTTCAATGGATTGAATGGCGTGATTGAGTTACCGAAGGGTCAAGTGATGACCACAACTGCAATCGAGATT